AAAATATCAAGGGGGGTTGATAAAAATATCAAGGGGGGTTGATAAAAATATCATGCTAGAAGATAATAACCAAAGTATGATAATTAAAGATGATAATTTAAAAGAACCACAAAATGAAAACGAACTTCTCGTAACGACAAAAGAAGAGATTGAAGGAATGGAGGTAACAGGGTATGAAATTATGCCACTTGATGCTGAGGGTAATGATGATTTTATTCTGCCTTCAACACAAGAACAAACCCCACCCCCCAATTCCGCGACACCCCCCGCCCCACGGAAAGCGAAGCGGGAACCCAAATACATCTACCCCCCTACTCAGGAGGAATTGGTGCCGCTATTCTACGCCAAACTTCAAGAGAAGAAACGCGACCACCCAAATATTGTGGACTGCTGGAACTGGGCAAACATGGAAGCGGAAAAATTCTTTTTGAATTGGGAGCGTAAAGGCTGGACTATTCAACGGCTACCAAACGCCATTGCAACATGGGTAAATGGTTCGATCACTTACGGAACCGTCACTAAGCCCTGCCCCATCCAGTACAAGAACAACCCCGCGAACGTACAACCACAACCCGAACAACCGAAACCCGTACAAACCCAAATTACCAAACAAGACCTCGAAGCCCGCAAAGCTATGTTTGCAGCGGCCAAGGCGGAGTTAAACCAGATTGGAGCATGACTGCACAACAATACGTCCAAGCCCTTCACGAACTCCAAAAGCCCTTAGTCGTTCAGCAAAAAGTAGTTGCGGCGGTGGCGAAGCAACACGGGGTAACATCGTACCAGTACAAGCAGGAATTTGAAAAGGAGGCCAAAATAATTGTCACCCTGTACCCGCAAGAAATGGCGTTGCTATGGGAGTTCCGTACGGCTTGCTACGTTGAAAAGGCAAAGCAGAAAGGGAAAGACGCGGTACTTTTGGAAATCATCAAAGAGGGTAAAGCCTGTATCCCTGAATACAAAGACGGGTGGCGTAGTGTGTATCAACAAATCAAATCATTACCATGAAAAAGACGACCTTACACGTAGAATCTAGCATTATCGGCACGCTGTTTTGTTGGCCGGATTACTTTGAAAAGGCAAGTTTGCAACTAAAGCCTGAAATGTTCAAGCACTACAAAAAGGCTTTCCGCTGGATGTGCAAGCAGTTCGACGAGCAAAGAAGCTGGGATATTCAGATAGTTACGGCTATGTTCGGGAACGTCTCCGACCTGATCACAGCAGCCGAACCGGAAACCCTGCAAAGCGCAATTGCTTTTTTGATTGAAGAGTATAACCGCGAACAAGACGCAGCAACGTACATAGCCGCCGCCGCAATGCTTGAAAGCCAAGACCCGGCAGAAGCCCGTAATTATGTACTTTCCAGGATCACCGACAACCCTGCGCCAGTGGAAGAAGAACGCCGCCGGGGGGATAAGATAAAAGAGGCGCTGGATAGTATCGAAGACATGGACAACGGTATTCCGGTCAGTATTGAGGATTGGAACGAAAAGCTAGGTGGGTTCAAGGGGTCGGAGTTGACTTTTTTAGGCGGTCGCCCAGGCACCGGGAAAACTCGTCAGGCTATTTCGCTACTGTTGGATTTGGCGAAGCAAGATTGCCCCACCCTTTTCGTATCGGTGGAAATGCCCGAACGCGCGGTTTATTTGGAATGCCTTTCGATACTGACCGGAATTGACAAATACCGGATGATGCGCGGCGGGTTGGAGTTGTACGAAATAAAGGAATGCACAGAGGCAGCAAAGAAGTTGGCACTAATCCCTTTTCACATTGTGGATTTCAAACAGGCCACAAATAAATTTTCGATGATAAGCCGCGTTGCCCGGCGCTATAAGCGTGATTTTGGCGTAAAGGCTTTCGGATTGGATTATGCGCAGATCGTCCATAGCGGCATTGACAAGATAGACAACGGGAATATTTTGCACCGATTGACCAGGGTTTCAAATGATCTTTCAATGTTCGTAAAGGGCACCGAACTAGATTGCATTGCCTGCGCTCAATTAGGCCGTCAGGTTGAAAGTAAGCTACTGAAACGCCCTACTAGTATGTCCGACTTGAAAGAGGCCGGAGCTTTTGAACAGGATGCAGATAAGGTGGTAAACCTTTGGCGGCCTACCTCCTGCGGGGTTGAATGTGACGAGGAAGGGCGGGAATACAAGAAAAGCGAAACTGAGTGGATTATCGTTAAGAACCGACGCTTTGACATTATTGGCTCATTCTGGACTGGAAGAGACGTACAACCCACCTCCAACCAGTTCCCGGTTAAACAGGAAGCGCAAAAGCAGTACGACACCGCAATGCCCGCGCAAGCCGGGAGGGGCTTGGATAGGGTTATACCGTTTTGAAAATACCATTTTTGTGGTATTGTGAGGCATTTTTTATTTTTAGACCTTGTGTGAAAAATCAAAAGGATATGAATACCTACACAAAATTTTGCCCAAATGTTTTCCTTGCCAAATGCTCACAGAAGCACCACAAAGGCGAGGTTATCCAGGTCGAAACCAAGTATGGCAAAGAAAATGAGTGCATCGTACACAACCTAATTTACGAAAAAGACGGGTTTTTCTTCTACTCAATCACCCGCGAAGATGGCACCAACGCCCAAACCGTAGCCCAAAAACGCCTTGAAAAGCTGGAAGGTTACGCTGGAAGCGCTGATGCAAAAAGCCATGAAGCTTGGGAGGCTTCGCATGAGGGACGCGATTTTTTAGCCCTTGGCGAACCAATCAAAGTTGGACACCACAGCGAACGCAGACACCGCGCCCTGATTGAGCGCAACCATAACAGAATGGCAAAAAGTGTGGAGCTTGCCGACAAAGCCGAAGAATACCGCCGCCGTGCTGAATATTGGGCAGGACGTACAGACATTATAAATTTGTCCATGCCTGAATCAATTGAATACTTTGAATATAAGCTACAAGAGACAATGATGGAACACGAAGGATTGAAGAATGGAATTATTCCACGTACTCACTCATTTTCTTTGTCATACGCTTCTAAAGCCGTTAAGGAAATGAAGAAAAATTTGGAGCTTGCAAAAAAACTTTGGGGATAATGGAAGGCTGGACAAACCTCACCCTATCCCGCAAAGACGGCGTGTGGTGCATCTGTACCCGCGTCGCCTTTGTTCCACTTTAAAAGGCACCCGCTGAACTTGTGGCGGCGTGTCCTGGAGCGCGGGGGAAATTGGAATAATTGGATAATGAACTGTTTTAAATCAAACAAACATGAAAGATGAATTAATAAAAATCATTGCGGAGTATTTAGAAAGAAACACGCTGATTTCTTGCGTTTCTGGTGATGAATGTAGGTATGAGTTTGCAGCCTCCGAAATCGCCGAAAAGCTACTTCCGATTGTAGGCGAAAAAGACTTTCCCTATGATGAACTATTTGACCACATGGCGAATGAACACGGGCTGACACTGATCCAAGGCGAGTTGGGCGACATTATCCATATCGCGCGGAGTGGGAAGCAGAGAACCGGGTGGGAAGATGCGCCTATTTGGGGCAACTTCAAAACAGAAATTGACGGTGATGTGTATTTTTTTGAAAACATATTTTACCCGTGCCGATATATGAAACTAGGCGACGAGACAGGAAGCAGAGGGAGTTTTTTTCTTCAAACAGTAGACCGGAATTGGAGTGGTGAAATCACAAAACGACCAAAATAAAACGACGCGCCCACTTGTCTAAGCTGGGGCATCAATTCAATTTGTAAATCGGAGTTACTTAGGAGCCGGGTGTAATGCCCGGCGCTTTTAAAATGCAAAAACGATGGTTGACATGTCAAAATTTATCCTTGTTCCTGAATCACTACCAGTTATTGGCGATCTTCAAGTATTGCGAGTAATGGTTACAGACGGGAACAAACAGCAAAAAGCGTCGTATCGATACAAAGAATGGTCGCTTGGAGTTGATCCAATTATTACTTGCATTATCGCTTGGAGATATTTAACACTAGAAGATTGATCCAATTCCTCTACATCCTTCGATCAACAAACCCGCCCCGGTTCAAAATTGGGATCGGTTGGCACCTGCACAAGCGAACACGACAGGTTGACAAAACCACGAAAGGCCGCCAATCGGTTCTTGTGGCGTTTGTGATGCCGCTGGGGGCAAGATGGATTGAAACGTATCTGCATAGGCGATACCGGAAGCATCACGCGCCCTTGAAGTTTGGAAGCGGAAAGAGTGAATACTTCAAACGTGGTGCCTGGATTGCAGAGGCGCTGTTTATTGCCGGGCTGGTTTGCGCGGTACAGTGGCTTTGTGTTTGGGGTGTGATTGGGTTGGTTTTATTCATTGGTTTAAAATTTGGATTATGAAAGTCTATAAAACACCATGCAAAAATTGCCTGTTAAGCCCGGATGCTATTGTTAGCCCGGCAAGGCGCAAGGAAATTATAAAGAAGTGCGCAAATCAACAAACTTTCTTTGTATGCCATAAAGCAAGCATCCAAGGCGGTGAAGATATTTGTTGCAAAACATTTTACGATAAACTTGGCCACGTTAGCCAAATGATAAGGATTGCGAAAAGATTAGGTATTGTCGAAGAAGTTGATCAACCAGATTGCGAAAAGTTGCCTAGTTGGGCTGAAACTCACAAATAATGATCCTGTTCGAGTATTTCGATAAGTTGCCGAAGGAGATAGACCCCGCCGTTCAGCATGACACACGCCGTTTTAAAATACCATGTTTTGGGTATTTACTAGACCGGATTTTACCCCGATATTTGTAATAACAAAAACGCAAAACATGAAAGACATCAAAATCGAAGATTACAGCCTAAATAAAGGTGAATTGTTCGCCCAGGTAAGCCTACCAACATTGGAAGGTGAAGCCAATTTCTTTAACATCTCATTCGATGAATGGGACGTAATTGAAGCCGCGCTTTCACTTAATATTATTGAAGAGTTGTACGACTACGACAACGGTCGCAACGGTCAACAAATGCTAATTTCCTACATATACAACGAGAATACAAAATTTGAAAAAGTTGTTTACTACGACTATTCAGAGGTTGTTGATCGATGGTTTAATGGCGAAGCAGAAGAAGCAATTATTTTGCACATCGCAATGAAAGACACGCAAATTGAAAATGCCCTAACCTTACGGGCAATCTAATCACCCCCAGCGGTCAAAGCCTACCCTATCGGGTGGGTTGCGACTGCGGGAAAATCCATAAACATGACACCAGAACAACAAAGCAAGCAACAAAAACGAATCAACGCACAAATCAATTTCAATAAGATGGTTTTGCGCCAAATCTATCCACATTGGGAAGATTACCCACTTGAAGAAATGCGCCAAATAGAAGCCTACAAAGGCGAAGACGCAGACGAATTTGAAGACTTTTCGGAAGAGGTACAAACAGTGTACTGGATGGTGCGCAATATTGAAATCATGGAGGGTAAATACAGCGCCCTGTAAATTATAAACAAATGTTCAAGAAATTGGAAAATAACCGACCCTTTATTAAAATGGCCTTTCAGGGCTTTGCGGGTGATGGTAAAACATACACCGCTGTGCAGTGTGCGATTGGATTGCATAAGCAAATTGGGAGCAAACTACCTATTGCTATTTTCGACACTGAAAAGGCGGCCAAAGCTCTTGTAGGTGTATTCGCTGACGCTGGTATTGAATGCGTCGTTGATGATGAACACCGCAGCCTTAAAGCGCTAAATGAGGCTATTGCATGGTGTGAAAATGGCGGGGCTGACATTCTTGTGATCGACTCTATCACCCATGTTTGGGAAGAGTTTTTGAAGGCTTATATGGATCAGAAACGGCGCACTCGTTTGGAGTTTCAAGATTGGGGGGTTATCAAGCCACAATGGAAGCAGCAATTTTCCACTCCATTTGTAAAGGCCAAAATCCACATCTTCTTTACTGGCCGTGCTGGGTATGAGTATGAAACCGAAAAGGATGAACAAACCGGAAAACGCGAAATCCATAAATCAGGAATCAAAATGAAAGCAGAAACCGAAACCGCTTTTGAGCCTGATGTACTTGTGCTTATGGAGAAACACCAGGATGTTTTAGGGGATACCAAGAAAATCACCCGTGTTGCAACTGTCTTGAAAGACCGTACTACCCGCACTGACGGCAAAACGTTTGTAAATCCAACTTACGCAGACTTCAAGCCTGCTTTTGATGTATTCCTAAACGGGCAATTAAAGCCCGATGTTATGCGAGAAATCAACGATACCTTTGCAGAAAACGAGGAACGCGGTGCAGCATGGAAACGCGAACGTGATGTATTGCTTGCTGAAATCGAAAAAACCTTTGATTACATGAAGTTTGGCACCACTCAGGAGGCAAAATCTTTGAAAGCTGCTATCTTGAATAAGATTTTTGGCGCTGTTTCACTTGATGGGCTTGAGGCAAAAAGCAACGAGCAATTGAAAAAAGGTGAGGCGGTTTTGAAAGGCTTTGCTGAGGATTACATTTCGTACATTGAGATTTGCACTGCATCGAAGGAAACGCCAACCACTGACCATATCAAGGGATTGTTGGTGCAACGCATTGAGCAACCAGGGCTAATCTAATTTTTGATTTACTTTCATGTGTTCCCCGGCGGGGTTGACTGCCGGGGTTTTAAAATGCAAAGCAATGGAGCTAACCTACTACGGCAAAGTATCAGAAAGCGGGGAAATAAGCCTGCCTAAGCACATCCGCAAAGAGGTAGGCAAGCTGTTTACTGGTAAGTCGATAGAGGTTGTTTTTCGACGCAAAAAGAAGCACCGGACGACAAGCCAAAACGCTTACTATTGGGCGGTTGTAGTTTCGCTGATCTTGGAAGAATTTGTTAATCTAGGCAACGACTTGCAAGCAGGGAATAAGGAGCATTTAGAACTGGTACATGGCATGTTGAAAGACATGTTTTTGCCCGCCAAAGAAGTTACGGACGCTGACGGGGTAGTGATCAACCTACCCCCCACTACACGGGATTTATCGACGCTTGAATTTATGGAATATTTAGAGAAGGTGTGCCAGTTTGCGGCTGAACGTTTGCAACTGGTAATCCCTGCACCGGAAACGCAAGGGGAATTTTGGTAGTAATACCCGGCTCCGGTCGGGCTAAATAAATGAACGATGATCTTAGACCACATTAGAGCCGAGCAAACAACCGACAGCACACGCGGAATCCTGATCCAACACGAAAAAGCAGAGTTTCCAGAATGGCTTTGCGATGTCCTTGAAGACGGCTACCGTAAAGTAAAAGAACACGGTAAGACGCGCATCGACGCGAAAACTTACTATGTTGTGCCAATCCAGTACGGACGCTTCTACGAGCGCTATAACGAAGCGCACGGGCATAAGTTCGCCATTGCGCTAATGGATAAGCCAGGGGTTGACCGTGCAGGCCGTCACGGGAATGTGAGGGTGCATAAGCTCAATAAGGTTACAGAAACGGAAGGATGTCCAGGTGTTGGGCAAATCAGGTATTCTAGCCTTGAAAAAAACTTTCACCTGCTTGCTGGCACTTCTACCCCGGCATACTTGCGCCTGTACAAGTTGCTGGAACCATACTACAACGAAGAAACGAAAGCCTTTTCGGAGGATATTTTTTGGCGGATCACAGAACAGTTTCACCAATGAGTAGAGCCAACGCGATCACAAAAGCCATTATTGACCAAATCAACCTACAAGGATGTAAGGCGTTTCGGGTAAATACAATGGGCGTGTTTGATCTAAAAACAGCCCTTGCAAAAATACACGAGCTTGTGATGTTCAACCAGATAAAGCGACTACCTAAACTGTCCGACTTTATCAAGGAAAACACAAGGCTCATTGAAGCGCTGAAAAAGAGTTACCGAACGTCAAGCGAGGAACTTGGAAAATCTGACATTATTGGCTACACGAAGCACGGCGTTTTTATTGCGGTTGAAATCAAAGCCAAAGGCGATCAACTTGATAAAGACGGCGGCTTCAATCAGGAGAACTTTTTAAAGGAAGTAGGCCAAAAAGGCGGCATTGCCTTTATCGTTGCCGAGGAACCGGATAAGATCAAGCTACGTGTACTAGGCTCAAGCCAGCGAATAACGATTTGCCACCCTGACGACTTCCTGCGGCTGTTTCGGCTGAGGCTGGAAGAACCGTTTTAAAACCCATTGGAATGAAAAAGTCATACATATTTTTTCTTTCGGCTTTTATTCTATTTGGGGCATCACAACTTGCAGATGATACCACCCGTAGGTTATTCGGGCTAACCCTATGTTGTATGTGTGTTTGCACTGGATTTATTTTAGCCGAAATTGAAAAACATAATCCATGAAACTAGGAATCTTCATTTTGTTTCTGGCCTGGATGGCCTACACGTTTTCGGACGTTAAAATCAAACTGCCAACATGGAAAAGGTAGAAATGTTCACAGCAGAGGATGCAAAGGCGTGTGACTTCTTTGGAAGCACCCGCGAACCAAGAGACCCGCAGCCAAAGCGAATACCGTACAACGAAAGGAAGTGGCTCACAAACCATAAAGAAGAGCCAAAGAAACGTGCAAGCAGCCAGACCCGTACTGCCCGCAACTATTCCAGTCGCACAACCAACGAAGATGCCGCAGCGAAGGCACTCAAATTCGTCCAGGCACTAGGATATAATTTATCCGCAAGACGCACACGTGAAGAACGGGCGCACTGGCGGGAAGGGTGGCATATCTTTTGTGTAGCGGTTCAGGTGCTTCACGTAAACTACACCCCCACCGGGATACGAAACGGGCTTGGAAGTTTTGACAGCGCGCCAAGTAGAGAAACCTTATCTTGCATGTTTGAAGCGTGTCGCACTGAGTCGAAATACTCGCACGTGCAGGTGAGAAAGATGTTAGGTTGAGTTTTTTCATAGTATGTTACCCAAATTGCAACGGGCTGGAATCGCAAGAAACCAGCCCGTTTTTTTTAAACAATATCAGTGTCTTTGTATTGGTTCCACATGTCATGAACTTGTTTGAATAATTCTAAGCTCCTGTCTTGTGTTTTCTTTTCGCACATATTATAAGTTGGATGCAAAGCAGTGTGCGCCATAATCGGATGTCCGAAGCGATACAAACCAATCTGGAACCGCACAAGGTTGTTAAACTGCATTGATCGGTAGAAGTCACTAGGCAGTCGTTTACCATTCAATACGTCGCCAAAGTAGTCAACTGACTTACGACGCAAATCAAGCTCGTTCATTTCCTTCACATCGCCATTTGCCCACTTAATAGGCTTCGTTGGCGCTGGTAACTTGGTAAGTGCTTTTGGTTGTGGCGCTGTTAAAATCGGTTTTGGTTCAAATGCCCTTGCGCTTTGCTCCTGTTCGGCGACTTTGTTTTTTAGATCGCGCTCGACGGTTGGAATGTACCCTGTCATTGCTGGTTCTGGCAACTGTTCGATTTTCTCGATAGGTTGTTCTTCTGTTTTTTTTTCCGCCCTGCGTTGCAATTCAGCCTCGCAATCAGCTTTGATTTTCAAATACAGATCTTTACCTGTTTTCTTGTAAGAGGCGCTCATTTTAATTATGTGCGCTCTGATTTCTTCGTTGGTTTTGTTTTCGATGTTCATCCTACAAATTCTTTTGATTCAATTAAAGTTTTGATTTCCTCTTTGACCTCAAGCAGTAATGCACCGCCAATATAGTCCATTGAAAGTCGAAGCATTTCAATTTCGTAATCAATAAGGTCATTCAAGTCTTCTTGTTCTAGTTCAGGGGTAACGGGTTGAACTACCGCCGCTACCCCGCCAGAAAACCCGCCTGGGCTGCTGCATCTACGTCGCGGTAGTCAATTGAGCCGTCTCCATTTGCGTCAACTGGATTCCTTCCAAGGTATCGAAACACGCGAATGATACGAAAGGCACCAGCGATGACCTTTAAGATGAAGCCAAACATAACCATCACATAGGCTACGCCCTCAGAGCGGGCATTATTGGCGGCTTCTATCTTCTCGTTTGTAGCGGAAAGTGTAGCGTCGTTTTCAGCGGTTGCCGTTGAACTGTATTCAAGGTCTTTTACCTGCTGCTTCCTTAGTGCTACTTTGTTTGTCTCAAGTTCATCTAACTGAGCGGCCAAATCTCTCAGCCTTTTTGATTTTTTAAAGGCCGGGTTCAGTTTCTTTTGAAAAAACCAAGCGTTTTTCTTTTCGTACAATTCAATTCCTTTGTCGTACCCGCTTGCAATCCTACGCCTTTCCTGTTCAATGGCCTTTTGGGTAGATTGAATGTCGATTTGATTTGCGGTTATTGCAGTCGTTACCGCCGCTATCCTTGCGCCTTCCTGGGCTGCGAAAACGTTTCTTAGACTATCCGTATTTAGCTTCTTTTCTTTTTTCGCCATGTCTGCCGCCGGGGTTTTGATGATCTGGACTTGATAATAGTCAAAGACGTAAATCCCAATGCAAAGCGCCGATATAAAAACCCATTCAAGATTTTGATTTATGCGCATAAACCAATTAAATGGTGTAGCCCTATTTGCTTTACTTAATGCCCTGCCAAAAACAATCTTAGCCCCTACCATCAAGTCAAATACTGATTTTTGGATAAGGTCTTTCAACACAAGATCAGTCACGACAGCGGATGCAATAAAGCAAAACAATGCCGCAAGAATTTTGAAAGGCAACCAGTCGGCTAGATTGCCAGCCGTCACCCATCCGAATAAAGCTGCCCCGCCGGATGAAACAAAAGCAACGACATACAGCGCCCATATTTCGCCCATGTGGTAGTATTTATCAATCCGCTCCTCATCCTTCTGTGGGTCTATTTTTTTGTAGGAAAACGGGGCTTTGATGTAGTCAAATAACGTCCTTTTCATTTGTGAAATATTTTTACGTGGTTGCCTAATGTTTCCTTAAATTTTTCCCTTACGTGAAATTTTGCGGAAAAACTGCGGAAATAATTCTCAAATCTATTTAAACAAATTCAAGAATGCAAATAAATTTTAACGACCGTTCGATAAAATCTTAAAATATTTTCCCCAACTTGAAAAAATACCATGTTTTAGGTATTGGAAGGCAACGATAGGCGGACTATTTTTGTGAGGTAATCAAAAACAAATGATCATGCACTTTAGCCATACCAAAGAATTTTATGACCTGATGGGTGAATTTGAAAAAGTCTTTAATCACAAAAGACTAGACAGAGAAGATAAGTCAATATGGCCAAAACAAAGGTATTATCAAGACTGGTCGACAAACGATTTATTCTGTGCCTACCTTCATGGTTATCAAAACGGTCGATCTGTTTATATGTAATTTAACCACCAACCCCGCCGCAACCAAGCCGGGAGTGGCGGGGGAAAATCAAAGGAAATATGGAAAGTTATCACAAACTCACCTACGACCTAATCCCGGGGCAAACCGACCGGGAAAAATACAATAGTATGTTATTGATTGTCGAGCTTTTAAACGACTTGTCCTTTCCGAAAAGAGGCGATGAAAAAAGCTTGATAGACTTGATTGAAAAGGCGCTTGAAATATCCGATCACTACATTGAGGTCAGAAAATAAATACAAGGGGCTGCCAAGTCTCCCAGGCAGCCCCAAAACAACCACAATTTTTAAGGTTACTACTTACCCTTCAACCTGAGGCTCTGGTTCCGGTTCTGGATTCACAGCGGCCACCGCTTCCAGCTTTTCGGCTGCCAGTTTCAGCGCTTCCGAAATTTCAAATTCATCCTTTGCGCTCAACCCGCCCGCCTCAATCTGAGCGGCAAGACGTTTCAAGTCTTCGGCAATGTTGTTGGTTGCTTCATCCACGCGAGTCAGCAGGTCTTTAAATTCTTGCAAATTTGCCATAATGGTTTGGATTTGTCGGCCTTGGTTTTTGAGCATGTCCAGCGCTACGATAAGCAGCACCAAGATAGCCCCTTGTACAATAGCCATTTGGTTTAAGTTTAAACGGTTTCGATTTTCTTGATGGTCACCTCATAACCATTAATTACAAAGGTCTTGGTTCCATCTACAGCAGACGCAGAAACAGCCCGCAGCGCTTCGCCTTCACTTGGATTTACAAACGACCGCCACAGTGACTTAAGCGCACCCAAGATGAATAACGATAGGGTAGTATCCGCCTTTGCTGCATTTAGGTTACCCCCAATGAAATCATCAATCACCAGCTTTTCCAATTCAGGCTTTTCAAGTTCGCCTCTGGTGAATACTGAAATTTGCTCGTTGTCTGGCTTGATTTCATCCGTTAACAAAAGCCCGATTTGCTTGGTTGAGTCAGCCAAATACTGAACCATTGCCCGATTGTAGGCTTGACCGATTCGAGTAATTACGGGCTGGAACAAGCGGAACAAAAACGGGATCATGAATAGTTGCAAGTAGCGCAACCAAATGCCGGGGATTTGCTGTTTGTTCGGGATGTTGTCACCCATCGCGTCGATGGTTTCAATGAAATACGGCGCCGTTACGGTGACAATTTCTTCCTCTGGGCTTCCATCGGGTAGGCGCTTTTCCAATGCACTGCGCAAAGTGTTGATGCCAAGTTTACCGATAAACGATAGGACAATGTTCCAACCTTTTTCAATTGCTTCTTTAGCCATTGTTTTATTTGTTTTTGTGGTATGAAAAGTTTAAATTTGTTTCGATAGCCGTTTGAGGCGAACGTATTTTCGTGTAAGTGATTACTGATTCGTTTTTATTGGAAAAGGGAAAAATGATATGGGTTTTAGGTGTTACTAGCCGGGTGGAAACATTCGGCTTTTTTATTCCTCTTTTTCAAATTCTTCCTCCTCTTCCTCAACGGGCTTTTTCTTCCCTGGCAACAAACCACCAATCTGCTGGAAGATGTTCACCCCCGACACCGTGCGCGTGTTCTCCAATATGCTTTTTAGCTCCGTTACGCAAATCGCCGCCGCCGCTGTGTAGGTTACAGGAATGCCGGGAACGAATACCACCCGCACACCTTCACAAGCGAGGATCGAAACCATATAGACCGCGATCTTTTGAGATGTTCGGTAAAAGGTTGGAGCTTGAAAGTCTTCCCCCCGTTTTTTTGCTGCCAGCACACCCGTTATGGTGTCTGCAATTACCAAAGCAATAGCGGTAGCAATAAAAGGCCATATAGGCATAATGAAGCCTAAAGCAAGGCCACATAGGCCGCCAAATACAGCTTCTAAAGTGTTCCAAATCTTGTTCATGTAGTTTCTCATTTGTCGGGGGGGGACAAAGTTGTTAGAAATCCATATAAACCCGCATCTCGTGCGGCGCTTTTCTGTTGCCTCCAAAATAAGCACCAACCTTTCCGATGGTCTTGTATGGTCGGTCGTTTTCCTGCGTTCCTAGTAAATTGTTGTCGATATACAAAGCGTACTTTCCATTGATTTCGTCCAGGCTAAACCGGAACACCTGCCCGGCATGAACCTTGTAGATTGCGCTTTCGTGCGGCACGTTAGCCTTTGCGATGTTTTCATACAGACAAAGTTCAAACGATCCATAAACCTTCGTGTCAGGTCGCCAAGCTAAAATAAAGCTGTTCACGTCCTTGAAGCCGTCGAAGTAGCGGTAAACGCCTGCTAGCTTATTCCAGTCCGATTGGTCGGAGCCTAGTGTGTTGTACCAGCACGATAAATCAAACATAGCCACCCCGTCAAAGCTCCGCGCCTCACCCGGGAACGGAAAAGGGGAGGGGGTGAAGTCTTTGCGGTTGTAGCCTACCCGATATTCTTTTAGCTCGGGTAGTATCTGTTCGGTGGTTGAGCAGGAGGATAGGTATAGGATTAACCCCATGACTAGGATCACCCACAACCACCACTCTTTTAAAAGTCCTTTTAAAAATACCATGTTTTGGGTATTTACACAGTGAAAAAGTATTTGCAATTTTGTTCTATCAATAACAACTAAAAAAAAATGAAAATGAGAGATCGTTACACATTAAAAGCTTACCTCTATCATGTAAAAAGGGGTCATTTAAAATTCTCATTTTTGCGCGCCATTAAGTGTGCGCTTTACGGCGGGCACGCCCAACGGAGAAAATATGTATGGTTTTGAAATCTCAGCCCGCACTTTAGCGGGCTTTTTCATTTCACCCCGCTTTGAACCCCGTTAACCACCTGCCGCGCGTTCTTCACCAACTGGTATTCCCGATCCAGCGAAATCCACCGCCCTTTGTCGTTAGGGTCTTGGAACAACTGCACGTCCTTGTTAGCCCCGGCTAAATTACGGGCAAAAACAAACCCATCCCCCAAGACTTGCAGCGGGAAATTAGTCTGCGCGTTAACCCGAATCCGCACCGAGCCAGCGGGCAACTTCTGCACCGTCACTTTGGCATCCGCAACGCCTGGCCTTTTCAAAATGTAATTCCCGACCAGCGAATCAGCAAAAGCCTTTTCAATTGTGGCGTACATCGAAGGCAGCCCTTTCCGGGTCAGCGCGGTATTGATTGCGTTAAAACTTCGCAGGGTTTGGTTTTGAAAGATGAATTTCTTTGCATCGTTCGCCTGCTGCCTTGTGTAGTCAATCAGTGGATTTGCATAAAACGCTACCAATTGCGCCGTGTCACGGGCTTTAATCCCCTCGCACGGGTTATTTTCGTTGAAGCCCACCGGGGCTGAGTCGGTCAGCTTCCGCCCGCCGCGAAACTCCACGTACTGATTTACGAACCAGACCAGCGAGTCGCATTCGTTCAACCCGGTTGAGAAAAACAAAGTGTCCTTGATGATCTCGCCCGACTTTTGCCCGAACAAGGCAAGCGGGGCGAATAGAAGAATGAAAAGTAACTTTTTCATATTGTGGTTTTTAGTATAGTTTTATCCAGCCAATGCCAGAATAGAATTTAAATTTCCGTTGTGATCCTGGCACCCCTGTAACCACCGCGCTACCTACAATCGTTTCCCCGTTGCCATCAATTGTGAGGGTGCTAATCGCGTTGTTAAAAGTAATTGTACATACCTGCCCATCATCCGGGCTTGCGGGCATGTTAAGCGTAAATGTTGCCTGTGTCGATCCCTGATTAATTAGGTTGTCTGCTCTGGTACTTGATAGGGTTTGTGGGCTTGTTGTGCTGGTAATTGTGTTGTATAGTTCGGTGTTACTAGGTATGTCTAGTACCGTCCCGTCTGTGGCAAATCCAGCAACAAAATCACTTCTTGTTTTAGATAGGTTGGAATCTTTTTTTGCGCCTACTCCATACCCGTGTGCCTGAATTGTCTTATTGTCGGTTACAGTTAGGATCGCAGCACCTCCGCTGTCTTCTAGCAGCATAGTTTTGCCTGTTGTTGTACCTGTTCCTTTTACGTGCAATCGAGCATTTATTACAGCGGTTTCGAGACTAAGCCCTTGTGCTATGCCAATTCCAACATCACCTCCGACTACATAATCTATTATGCTAATATTCCTAAACTCTTTAATAAGAAACTTCCAAAAAGAGGAAGTCTCAGCGGAATTTATTCTCGAGATACCAAAAATCATTTTTGCAGAAATATTTGACCCAGAAACAGAGTCTACTAGTGCGCCAAAATAACCAGCCTTTCGATATGAAGAGCCATTGTAAGGCCTAAAATATAGACCTCCGATTCTGTTGTTTTTTGCAAGTGCTGTTGGGCTTGCAATTGTTCCGCCAGATACGTCAAAATTATATCGTGCATCATCCCCGCTACTTACTGCAAGAGCGTGGTTCACATACCCATAATCCGCAAAATTAAACCTAGAATCAAAGCCTGAATCAAACCCTTTCAAGCTCATCAAAGCAGTACTACCAAAATAAGGGTCAGTGATATTGAATTGAACTGAATCGGTTGAATTGAAATATAGAGACCTCATCCAGCGCCCATCACCACGCAGAAATAAACTGCTTGTTCCGCCTGTAAATGAAGCCGAAAGCGTCCCTGAACTTGTTACAGGGCTTCCAGAAACGGAAAAGATAGAAGGTAAAGAAAGTCCTACACTTGTTACTGTACCACCCGTGCGCATTGATCGTGCGTACTCTCTAGTAGCAACCTGCCGCCATGTACCTACGCTTTCACCGTATTCAAGAGCTGTGCTATCTGTGCTATATCGGAATGGAGTTGTGCTAGTTAATATCGTAGGCCTTTGCGCATCTGTCCCCCTTGGTACGCCATACCCTTTTATTCCGGTTGTTGTTATGTCGTACCTTGTTTGTCCTACTGCCGGGTTGATTTCAATTCCTCCGTTTTTATACACTCCAAACCGAATAGAGGATGAATTGTTTATTGTGTAATTATAGCTCCCTGAAAACCCAGGTGTAGGGCTTACTGTTGCGGTATAGTCATTCGTTATTGTTAATATAGTAAATGTTGTGGAATTTAAAGTTATTGTTGTTCCTACATTAAAGTCTTTTGTAAAAAGAGTGGATGCGCCAAATCCAGATATTGTTGAACTTCCTGAAGTTGTTGTAATCATACCATAACCCGTACTAGGTTGAGTTACGTAAAAATTGTAATTATTATCTACTGCTCCGTCTCCTATCCAATTTTCTTTACTCGGAGCCATTTTGAACTGCACCTGACCTTTGTCAATTGTGCCGATCGTGTTCCTGTGATCATATGTTGCGAAATTGACTCCCACATCAAACCCTCCAATATAGGAGGCGTCTTGCTGCATTACGTAATACTTTCGCTCTACGTTTGAAGTGAATAAGAAACCAAAGCTTCCTCCTACAAGGGTGTTTGCTCGTAGATTTATGTTATTGCTAGTTGAGGCGGTAGAAAAGCTTGCAGTTATCTGGTTGTTAGCCATGTAAATACTTGGAGCTGTCCCTTGTGTACTTGCAAGGGACAGCAAGTGGGCTGAAATTGTACCCTGAAACCCGTTCATATTGAATAGAATGTTTGCTACTGGATGTGTAGCTGTTTGTAGCTTCAGGAGATTTACACTCGTTGTTGTAGGTGTGTAAATTTCTACTGCCTGACTTGGAGTATTTGTTCCAATACCTAGCCTCTTAGTAGAATTGTTCCAAAATAAATTCGCGTTATCCTGTGTCCCTCTTCCGTTAGCATCCAAAAAAAGCAAACTCCCAGCCGTCCCCTTACCCCCTGGCAGTCCAGTTGAACTTGCTTGTAAAGGTGGAACCCAAGCCCCCGCCGTTGAGCTGTACCGCGCAAACCAGTCGTAATCTGAAATATCCATAATGTACCGACTTACCCCCGTGGGCAAACCTGCTAAACTGGAAGAATTGAACTGCCACGGCTTTAGCGCTTCCAGCTTTGTGCCGTTGTCGGTTATGTTTCCCGCTGCCAGTGTATTAGTTCCACTCCACCGTGCGGATCGGTCGGTGGTTCCGGTGCCAAGGGCGAGCGTTCCGTTAACGTCCGGTAAGATATAGCTTCGCCCGCCTGTTATGGTGCCGCCAAACTGCCGTTCAAAGCCATCGGTTCCTTTGAAATTGAATGATGACCCTTGCGCATAGATGTTTAACCCGCTTGCAGGTGTACTCGCTGCTGTGACTTGATCAGGAAGGCCAATGAACCCCGCGCCGCCTGTTCCGGTCAGGGTGCCGCCTTCAAGGGGGAAAAAGTTTGAACTTGTCCAATAGCGAGTGGCGTATACCGTGCTATCAGTATCAGAACCCCCGCCTACAACCTGCCAACTGCCGTTTGTAGCAATGTAGCGACGCAAAACCCCGTTAACCGTGTCGAGTTGAAAGTAAGCATGTGCGATAACACGCGGTTTTAGCACGGTATCCGCGGCAACTCCCCGCCAGATCAACCCGTCGCCCGTGGTTTGGTAACCTAGACGGGCTTTGTTCCCGGTGTTGGGGTATTGGGCGAACAGGAAAGCGGGGATTAAAAGTAGGAAAAGTAGAATATTATGTTTCATATTACTAAGCCGAAATCGTTATAAAATTCGTCATCTTCGCAACAATCACAGTCAGGGCAACCTACCGCGCTAGGTACAAAATCAGGCAATGCATAAGCGGAAGCACAAAGCCAATCCTTTGTCATTTGCTGCTGTGCTGTTATTCGCTGGCGCAAAGTGTCCTGGTAGAACTTTACCCCATCCATGCCCGCGTTTTTCCCGTATTCGTTGTCGAGTAGATAGAGGCCATTTGTGCCAAGCTGTAAGCCAATGTAAGGAGCGGCTTCGTATAGCACAGAATTGGCGCACAATGCTTTTAGGTTCGTATCCCAAAGCTCCTGATAGGCTGAGGTAGTGAATGCGCTGGAATCACCTTTTTCAGCCACCAGCGCGCTATAAAAGTCGCTACCAATTGCGTCCTTTACCCACCGAAACTCAGCAACCGGAATATGAGGCGATACCAACGACTTATCCAGCCGAATGTCTGCCGGGCTAGGTCGTGCGGTGCCGCCTTGGATTACTTCAAGGGGTTGGATTAGCTGCGCCATCTGCGATTTGATTTCCGGTTATTGATTCTGGTTGCTGGTTTTCATCGGGCGGATAACCTAGTAATTCGCGTTTTTCATCGCGGGTCAAGTTCAATTCAGGGCTGATTTCACCTAAGAAGGATACAGGCATGGTATTAACAATACCAAACTGCACGCCATTCAAAACCTTAACTGAAGCCGAAAGCTCCTGTAAATATGGATTTATCACCCGGTTGCAAATCAGGTTTTGACGGGGTTTAATGATTGTGCTTTGTACTTTTTCGGTTTCGCTCTTTAACTCCTGGTTGCTGCCAAGTTTCCCTGCGGTACTAATGCCAGCTAGCACCTTAGACCAGCCCGCAGCCGTTACGATGTTTTCAGCAGCGGATTGTTGAAGCTCCAAAAATTCCCCATCATTTTGGCGATCCATTGGAATCCAGTTGGCCTTTAGTTTCTCATCCCGTAAAAGCTGAACGAGTAGTTTATGGTTGTTCCCGGTTCCGGTGAATTTCTTTTCAAATCGTTCAACAATCTTTTTGGCCTCAGTTGGCGTTGCAGAGCCGAACAATTGCAAAATACCAGACGGGATAAAAGAGTTATAAAGCTTGGAAACATTGAAGCGCTGGATTTGGTATTCAAGCTCTGCCCACAACCTCGCGCTGATCCAGTCGGGTAAACCCCAATAAGTATAGCCAGAACAGTAGTTTTTGATATGAATGATGCTGCGTTCGGTACCGTCTGGCATTCGTGTCCAGTTTGGATAGGCTGCGATTTCACGGAAGCCTTTGTCAACATACCCGGTGCCATCACTTGAAAGTGGCATTTCTTCCCAGTTATCATAAATACCATAAGACTTGATGATCTGGTCAAGCCCGGTTCTACGTATACCTACGTTATACAAATCAACATTGTAGATATCACAAAAAGCACTCCCCCCAACCTTACCTCGCACCAGTTCAAAAACAGCGTTCCCGAATGCCTCAAAATCATAACTCCCGACCGCGTTCACATCGGCCAGAGTTTGCCCGTGTTCATTTACTTTTTCAATTGCGGATTCAATGTCTTCAAGTTGTCGCCCTGTTATTGGGGTTGGCTTTTCAGTTGTGGCGAGTAAACTAGAAGATTTGCCCTTAATTGGAATGTAGCCATCACCCACAATCATACTTACTTTATCAGAAATAATGCGGCGTAGGGTAGGTGAGTTGTTGACGCAAGCAATTAAGCCTTTTAGAAATTCATCCCTTTTCTCAAACATCCTGACCCACTGATCGCCACGTCTTTGCAGGCGTTCCCGTGAAGGTTCGTTAAAAATGTCTTGCGTGATAAGGAATGTATCTTTTGGGCTTATTTCAACCGAGGCGAGAATAGTAGATTGCCCAAACTTTTTTTGTCGTGTTGCAGTGGCCTTGGTTGTGGTTGTGGTCATGGTTGAAATTAAATTAGCCCCCAGCATTGCACCGGGGGCGTATATTAAAACCTAGTTGCTAGTTACGTCAAATCGGTTACAACGGCAGCGTTCACAAGCTCCCTTGCTTTCTCGCTGGTTGTACACGTCAGGGTGATTGTCTCCTGGTTTGGATCAGTAAATGCCGTCCCTGTTGTACCTTCGTTAGTGGTAAGGATAGCAGTGCGCACAAGCCCGCCAACTTCGACGTTACCCCAAATCCAGTACTTGCCCGTATTTTCACCGTGGACAGGCACGACCCCGCAGCCATTGCCGCCAAGTTCCTCGATCACATCCCGAAGCGACTGGTTGCGACAGGTAATAATACCCGTAAAGGTTTGCACCACGCTCTTGGCTTTAGTTACCGGATCGACGGTCATGGTTTCAGTAAACACGGCGCTATCCTGCCGAAACTCAAACTCGTAAAATACCGCTGCGGAACTGGTCAAAGTAATTTCACTCACCTTGCCGTTGGCAGACGTGGTTACGCTGGTGTATTCATCCCCATTTGCCAGATAAAGCAAACCCGCACCGCCTGGGCAAGTCCCGTCTGTGCAGTTGTTTGCCCATCCTCCTGATAAACTACTCATATCGTTTAGATTAGTAGCCTACACTAATAAGGCTAGGGTGAATGTAATTTGAACCCATTTTGAACCGTGCTTTCACGTAGTTTTTCTCGTCCTTGTCGTCAAACCAAATGCGCAATTCACTGGAAGGATCAAGTACGTCGGTAGCAAGAACCTTGTTCATTTTGGTGGTGTACTCCACGTAATGAGGCAAGGTTGTACCAAGTGCGGTTGCAATCTCGTCCCAACGCCACATTGGCCGGACTTCAATGCCACGGAAATACAGGCGTGGAGAGCCGTCGATTAAGGTCATCAAACCGAAATCACCGCCGCCGCCTTCTTCGATGTCCTCTTGGTATTGCATCCAAACTGACCCGGTTACATTCAGCACCTTTTCAGCATTTGGAAGTCCCTTGAGTTGCAGCGGCGCTTGGTCGTACACGGCGCGCAAAATTGCGATACCATCACCGCTTGCCATTGCTGTACCTGATCCGGTGTTTGTGCGAGGAATCAATCCGTCAGCCACAAGGCCGGGATAGTATACCGTCCAAAAGCCGTCAATTGTATCGTAATTGGGGTTTGCACTTGCTTTGTTGCCGAAATACAGCAAACGAGATAAGTCCATTTTAACCCCTTGACGGGCGCGGTTCATCAGAATGTCGCCAATTTGAGTATCAACCACATTGGAAATGTCGGTGCCAGTGCGAAGCAATTCCTCAAATACAGTGTCCTCAAATTCGTCCCAGCACAATTCAAGGTCAACTTTCATTTTGTTAACCTCAATTTCGCGCTCGTAGATCGAAAGTGATCCAACCGGGTTAAACCCGCAGCCCGTATATTTGCGGATGATATTTTCAAGCGGGCGCACAAAACCAATTTTCTTTTTGTTCATGACGTTGCCCATTACCCGAAACTCATTCAGGGTGTCAGCGTCAAAAAAGATCGGCTCCAAAAATAATTTGTTGGCTTCGGTTCCCACGAACCGCACATCCAACTCGCCTAATTCTACTGCCATTGCTTTAAATTTTTAGCTTAGGGTGTAAGATTCGGTTCCAGAACTGTTGCCATAAATCGCGGCTGAATCAATGTGGTAGCTGAACTGTACTTGCGTTGCACCGTCAGTGTTTGAAGTCGAAAAGATCACTTTCCAGTCATCATTTTTGTTCAGGGCGGAAGTGGTCACTACAAGCGCGGTTGTAGCTGCGCTGGACTGGAAGCCCGTTGCGTATGCTTCATTTCCGCTTTCATCCACAACCGTGAACTTGATGTAGTCCGTTGCAGTCGTCGCACCCGTTGACGGGGTGAAGGTGATCTGTACACCAGCGGAAGCCACAGCCCAGGTATGTGCTACGCTGTGACGGTCTTGGAATGTATCAACTCCAAATAGCTCAACGGATTGGTCTTCACCGTCGTTGGCGTAGGGGTTTGTGCGGGTCAAACTGTTGGCAGTAATGTAATTCGCCGAAGGTTGCCAGCTATTTGCGTTTTGAACTGCACTAGCCATTATCGCGTGAGTTTTTGTGTGAACATTTTAGCCCATCCTTTGAAGTTGGCAGAGGCGGGAGTTTCTTCTGGCTTGTCGTCAGTGCGGGTACTTGCGCCGCTTGGAGCGCTCATCTGCTGCTTAACCTGCGCCTTTACGGCTTGCATTTCAGCGGCCAGGGCTTGCATGGTTTCGGCAAGTTGTACATTGGTTTCTTCAACCTCAGCCGCTTTAGTTGTCAGGGCTGCGATTTCTTCCGCAGTCATCACTTTGAAGCCGGATTTTTCTAGCAGTTCCTTTGCTTGGTCTGCTGTCATTTCCGGTGCTTGTGGTTCGGTTACTGCTTCAACGGTTTCGGGTTCATCCGCACCGCTCAAAGTAGCCATAGCCTTTGCCAGTAATTCTTTTACTGTCATGTCTTCCGGTTTATTGTTATTGAATAAAGCAGCCGGGACGTTTACGTACCTTGCGAGTGCGGGCTGCATTTGAATTATATTTGCTTGTTTTGAAGTCTCTTGGATTTCATCGATAAACCCCATGTCTAGGTCTTCCTGTGCGGTAATCCACGACTCTGCATCCAACCATCGTTGTACCGTTATCTGAATGTTGCCGTTAATTTTACCCGACTTTTGGAGTTTTGAAACGTAGATGTTTTGTAGCTTTTCCTCCATCTTTGCCAGCAGGTCAGCCGTTGCGGTGAGTTCGTTGCTATCACCTACCGCCATAGTCCACGGGTTGTGGATCATTAAAAAGCTATTGGGTGTCATTTTCACCCGCTTGCCTGCGAGTAACACAACAGAGGCGATTGAGGCGACAAGGCCAAAGCCTAGCGTTGTAACTTCGCCCGCGTACGCTTCGAGCATGTCAACCATTGCCAGTCCTTCGGTTACTTCACCGCCGGGGCTGCTTATGTTTAGGGTTACATCTTGCCCTGCTGCATCATTGAGTTGATAGCGCAAGTAGTTAGCCGGGTAGCCCCAGCCGTTGCCAATTTCGCCTAAAATGTCGATTTCGTACGCCATATGCTTAGATATGCGCGCAAAATATCACTGATTTGGTTATTGAAGTGGCAAGACTGGTTTATAAAATACCGTGTTTTGGGTATTGTGAAAAGGTGAGGATTTTGTAATTTTGTATCATCACAAACGATAAAAACAACAGCACATGAAAACATATTTTGTATACGGGGTGGAAATGACATCATTGCAAGAGCTAATTTTTAGCAAATATCTTAATAATAGCAACATTGCAATGAATACGAAAACCTATGAAGAGCGCAAGGCAATTGCAAATGAATGGTTAAAAAGTCAAAAAGTTTAGGTTTATGAACAATAAGGCAATCCATTTGCTTGCTCGATGGATACAGGAGCAAAAAGGAGGTCATTTTGAGGATGACCAAAATATTGAAATCCTTGAAGAATTAGATTGTATTTTCAAGGATGAAATAAAAAAGCAAACTTGGAACAAGAACATGTCAAAACGAATGGCTTATTTTCTTGTTATCAAACGAGTTAT